TGGGCGTCTCGCGTGGACGCGAAGCCCTGCATGGAGCAGACCGGGATGGCAAACCCCGCCTCAATGGCGGCAGCGGCCTCGTCGAACGTCTTGACCAGGGCGACGTGTTTGGCGGGATGCTTCTTCGACAGCGTGTCGAGCTTCCCGGCATCGCCCTGGCCGCCGTTGCCGTAGTTGCCCCAGGCCTTGGCCTTGTCCTTGCTGTAGACACGGAGGTCGTGGCCGCCGATTTGCTCGCGGTAGACGATGCCCCAGTCGCGGACCCAGCGGGCCGCGGCCCCGCCGTAGGATCCGTCACTCCAGCCGCCCCCGCCTTCGGGCTTGTTGCGAGCCTCGACCCGGGAGCCGCCGTAGATGCTTTCGGTCGCCGGCATGGGGGGCGGGTTGGCAAGCCGGCCGGTCTCCCAGTCGACACACTGCGAGACGTAGACCCCGTGAGCCCAGCCCCACGAGACGCAGTCGCCAATCCCCTGCCGGCCAACGCTGAAGGGCTTCCCGTAGAGTGCGGCGTGGGCCTTGTAGGCCGAGCGGTAAAGGAACGTGTCGACGTTCTTCGCCTCGAGGATCGTCTCGGCCCCCGCCTGGCGGAACAGCGGCTGGTCGAGCTCGGCGAGGAACTCGGCCACGCCCTCGGGGTTGGGCGTGTACCCGTAGTTGTCGTCGGCCACCCGAGGCGGGCGACCGTCACGCCACGACTCCAGGGCGATGGTGATGCCGAGCCCCAGGAGCAGGGCGGCCGTCAGGAGTTGCCAGCGGGCCTTCGTCGATGAGCTCATCGGGCAGCCGCCTCCGCAGCCCGCCCGACCTCACGGTAGGCGGCGACCCAGGCACTCTTTGCCTCGGGCGTCAGCGGCCCGCCAGACGTGCCGGCGGCAGCATTGAGGTAGGCCTCGATGGCCGCCCGGGCCCGGGGATGCTTGTCGCCCAGCGACTGCCCACGGACCAGGAGCAGCCGGGCCCGCGTCCGCAGTTCGTCAAACGCTACGCCCGACTTGATGAGCGGGTCGGCCTGCATCGCGTCCCACTCCACCTCGGCGGCGAGCTCGTGGCACAGGGCCGCCGTCGTGGCGGCGTCCGCGGCAGCGTCGGGTCCGACGAACGTGCCCCGGAGGTCGAGCTTCGTCACGTCGGGGGCCGGCGTCGGCTCCGGGCCGGCAGGCGAGCGGCTGGCGTAGGAGATGAGCGCGGCGGCCCCAAGAGCGATGGCGGCGTAGTGCCGGCGGTCCAGCCGCTCGAGCATGTGGGCGTGGTCCTTGATCCACGGCCAAGCCAGCAGGGCGGCGGCAGCGAGGAGCAGCATGGCGGTGATCACGTGGCAGCCTTTCGCACCAGGGGCAGCATGGATTCGATGGCACCGGATGCGGCCAGGAGCACCAGCTGCCGCACGGTGGGGCGGACGATGAGCCAGACGGGCCACGCCAGCGTCGGGATCGCCTTGTCGGCGACGGCGTCAAAGAGCAGCCCCACGGCGTCGAGGCACCACGTTTTCTTCGCCGCCCCGTCCTCGGGCAGGGAATCGACTGCCGCCATGACGGTCTTCAGAAGGGCGACCGTGAGCTCGCCAAACTCGGCGACCGTGATACCGCCGGCTGCGGCACTCGATGCGGTGGCGATGAACGCCCGGACCTTGTCGGCGACAGTGAACAGGTCGCTGGATGCGGTGATCGGTGCTGCCGAGATCATGCCTTCACCCCCACGATGTAGAGTTCCACGTCCGCTGCCGATCCGCCGTTGTTCGTGATGGCGATCACCTTGTCGCTCGCACTCGTGGCGTAGCCGCCCTTGGGGTGCGAGACGTAGATCACGCCGTCGGGGCCAAGAGTCGTCGCCCCGGCCGCGAGGGCCGTCCAGCGATTGGACGTCGTGCCGCCGACTGACAGGCTCGCCGTCGTCGAGCGGTTCCTGATGAGCAGCGCCTTTACCTTTGCCAGCGAGACGGTGCCCGTGCCGCCCATGATGGTGAGCGGCAGCGCCCGCAGGTCGACCGTCGCGGTGCCGCTGGCGGCGATCGTGATGACGTCCTTGTAGTAGCCGTTGGCTTGGTCGTCGCCGGTGCCATCGGCCAAGGCAAACGCCAGATTCACGGTCGCCGTGTCGGTGACGGTCGTCGTGTTGAGATCGTCGGCCCACCGCGGCACAATCCGCAGGCTGCCGGTGAGGGAGAAACTAGCTGCCACTGCCGCTGCCTCCCGCTGCCGTCGAGGTGCCGAATAGGTAGAGCTCGTAGGTGACCGACGCCGCGTTGGGGTTGGCGATACGGATCACGCTGTTGGCCTCAGTGACCTCCCACGAGTCGGTCTGGTTGATGCTGAACCACTCCGAGCCGGGTCCGACCTCGGCCGCATAGACCACCGTGGGGCGGCCAGGATCGACGCCGACGAGCAGGCGACGCCCCGAGGTGGTCGTGGTGTTCACAACCCGGATGGCCCGCAGCTGGCGGAATACGAACGGCACCGTCACGCCAAGGGCCTGCTGCGTCAGGTTGAGCAGGTCGAACGACTCGATCGTGTTGGCCGGGATGGTCCGCGAGTCGGCAAAGACAAGGTCCGCTTCGCCGGGGCCGTCGCCGTCGGTGATGTTGTAGGTTGCGTTCGCCGTCTTGCGGTTCGTGATGCTGCCGACCTCTTGCGTGTCGAGCCGGGTCCACGAAATCGCCGTGCGAACCTGGCCGGTCAGGGAATCGGTGAGCGTGTCAGCCATGACGCAGCACCCCGGATGCGAGGGCTTGGAGCAAGGCCGCCGGCTTCACGCCGAGCCGAAAGGCGGTTAGCTCAATGTCGGCCTTGGAAAACTTGGCTGGCCGCTTGCTGGTCACCGCGCCCCAGAACTGTTGCTGCGGCGTGTAGTTCGCCGCCAGGGACGTGATGTCACCCGGGGCCGCGATCGGCTCGCGTCCGTCGGCACCGCCACGGCGGAAATGGGCGTGGGCAATCACGCCCCCCATCTCACCCGCCGGTGGACGAAATCCGCAGGGGCTATGGCCGGTCCGTTTCCCGGTGCAGCACCAGGGCTATGGCCGCGTAACAGGCGATGTCTTTCAGAGTGTCCTCGATGCCATCGAACTCGCACTTGCCGCGGCGGAAATACGCTTTGAGCCGGTGCATCTTGTCCGAGATCCGCAGGATGCAGCCCGCCCACGCTGGCATGTTGACGACGTCCGCCGACGAGCGAATGTTCGACAGGGCATCCTCGTCGACACCGTAGTCGAGTGTCTTGCGAAGGTGCAGGTTTCGCAGTTCGTCGAGGACGTCCAGAAACTCCCGGGAGCCGGGGCGAATCTCGCTGCCGCCAGCCGCGTTCATCACGCCGTCGCCTCGCAGTCGCTGGGCATCGAACTCTTTCTGGCCCTGCAGGATCCAATCCGCCGGAATTGCCGGCGTATCAGAGTCGGCAATCTCGGTGGGTGCCGAGTCGGTGGTCGTGTCGAAGCATCGGGCCGCCGCCTCCTGGGCAGGCTTGCACCCGGCGAGCGACGCCGCCATCGGCGAGTAGCCACGCTTTTTCGGGTCTTCTTCGGGCGTGGCATCCATGCGTGCGGCGACTGCGTCGCGAAGCGCCTGGTTGTCTACCTCGAGCTGGTCGAACGCTGCGGTCATGGCTTCCCTTTCCCGGATGAGTCGAAGAACGTCGGCGGCGAGCGTCCCGGCCGTGCCGGTGTAGGCACCGGAGAACCGGCGGGCGCGGTGCTCTGCTGCCGTTATGTAGTCGGCGTCAAGCACGGGCGGCACCTGCGACGAGCATCCCGGCAAGGCCCCCGCCGGGAGCGTAGAACCACGTCTCCATGGCCTGCCGTGATCCGAGGTAGCCTTCCTGCGAATGCCAGTCATCGGGCGGGCACAGGGCCGGTGCGATTCGCACAACCACGCCGTCGACGGTGTCGATGCCGTCGGTGTCGATCACTCTCCGCATGCGGGCCGCTTGCTTGTGCAGGTGGCCCGTGTGGAACTCGCGATAGCGGCAGCGGCTCCAAGCGTCGGGCACCTCCAGTGCCATCAGCGACGGCAGCTTGCCGCGGGCCTTGTCGCCGTGGGCGAAGCCGATGAGGTTGCCGGCGTGCTCGAGGTACTGGCGGTGCGTGTAGGTCTGGTGAATCGTCACCCGCTTGTCGGGCTCAAAGTGCGTCGCCAGAAGCAGGCGAAACCACGCGGTCATCGTCTCGTCGTGGTTGCCCGGGACGCAGACAACATCGGTCGGGCAGGTCTCGGCCGACCGCTCGACGAGGTAGGTGGCTGCGGCCGTGCCGGTCTCAATCATCTTCTCCAACCGGCCGTCACGCTCCAGCTGCGTGCCCCGCGTGGTCTTAGCGTCGGGCGTGTCGTAGTGGTACACGTCGCCAAGAAAGGCGATTGTCCGCCGGGCGGGCTCTTGCCGGTCGCCAGCGTCGATGAGCCGCAGCCCGGCGTCACGGACCAAACGGTCGGCGTGGTCCAGGTCGTAGTCGTCACCGCCGGTCGTGCGGCCCCATGCGTACTTGCCGAAGTGCGGGTCGGCCACCACGATCACCTGCCAGACGCCGTCACGCTTGGCCTTCGTCGCCTTCGCCTTGGGCTTGCCGATGCGGCCCGAGGCGGCGGCCCCGGCGATCATCGCCTCGACGGCCTCGCGGATGCCCGGCCCGGCCTTGGGCTTGAGCCGCACGTGCACGCGGTGCAGTTCCGTGACCACCGGCTCGCCGGTTTCCCTGTCGGCCGTCAGCCCTTCCCATTTCGTGGCTTCGGATTGCGCCACTTCAAACCGCTCTAAGTCAGCGTCGATGTGCCGCAGCAAATCCTCGACGGTGCGAATGCGGGTCGAGACGCTGCGGACCTCGAGGCCGTCGGCCGTGTCTTTTTTGGTGACCTCCTCAATGGTCAATCCGTGGTCGCCGCTGATCTTGGCGGCGATCTCGCTCACGACACTCTTTCGAGCCATGCGAGCACCCCCTGGTATTGGACGTCCGCAATGCCACGGTCATTCAGCGTTCGTGCAATTGCCTCGGCCGC